CAGTGCGGCCACACGACCAAGAGCGTCGTACCGTCGAACGAGATCCGGCGCAGAGCGTCTTTACCTAACTAGGTAAGAACGCGCTTCTGTATCTGCAAGGGTCATTGCCACGTCGCTTACCCTGAGTGCTGCGGCACCAGAGTCCTTGCCGCTCACAAACCCAGGAGCTGAAACGTGGCTGCCTCTCAAATCAAAGCGCTTCTCGATGAACTTGCATCTGTCCTCGCAGAGATGGGGGCGCTCGACGAAGCAGGAGAGGGCTCGGATGATTCCGGCGTTGCTCGCGCCGACGGCGAAATGCCGCCCGCCATGCCTGAAGACGAGGAAGAGAAGGAAGAGGAGATGCCTGCCGAAGCCAAGGCTTACGGCGGCGAGCCCCCGATGGCCGCTGACGAAGAGGACGCCGAGGAGGAGGAGGCCGTCAAGGCCCGCTCGCTCGACACGCTGATGAAGCGGGCCGAAAAGATCAAGTCCAAGATTTCCTTCTACGAGCGCAAGGCCGAGAAGGAGCGTGAAATCCGTTCTGTGCTTGAGCGGGCAGCCCCCGCGTCTGTCGTAACCAAGGAGTCTGCCATGCCTGTCGATAAGCGAATCGTTGCTCTGCCTGGGCACTCGACGCTCCGAGCCTTCACCGGCCACAACGCTGCCGAGCGAGCCTATCGCGCTGGCATGCACATCCGTGGCTACATCTTCGGCGACGCTGAGGCGCGCCGGTGGTGCCAAGACCACGGCGTCGAGAGCCGCGCGCAAGCCGGCGGCATCAACGGCCTCGGCGGCGTCCTGGTCGCTGACGAAATGTCGCGGGAAATCATCCGTCTCGTCGAGGAGTACGGTGTATTTCCGCAGTACGCCCGTCGGGTGCAGATGAACTCCGACACGCTCGTGATTGCCCGCCGGAAGAGCGGCCTTGCCGCCCGCCCGGTTGGCGAGAATGTCGAAATCACGGCCAGCGACGTCGAGTTCGACAACGTTCAGCTCGTTGCGAAGATCTGGGGCTGCGCGAACCGCATCCCGAACTCGCTGCTTGAGGACTCCGTGATCGACCTCGCCGACACCATGGCGATCGAAATCGCGCAGGCCTACGCTGAAGCGTTCGACAACGCCGGCTTCATCGGCGACGGCTCTAGCTCCTACCACGGCACGGTTGGCGCAGCCACCGCGATCGTGGACGGCACGCACAGCGCCGGCGTCGTGTCCGCCAAGACCAACAACACGACGTTCGACATGCTCGAACTTCGTGACTTCACGAGTGTGATCGCGAAGTTGCCGATGTACGCCAAGCGGAACGCCGCCTGGTACATCTCGCCGGTTGGGTTCGGCGCCGCCATGACGCGGCTCGCGCTCAACCCCGGTGCCGCGACCAGCGGTGCCGGCACCCAGACCATCAGCGGTGGCGGCAACACCTCCAGCGAGGTCGGCAGCGGCTGGAACACGCTGAACTTCCTCGGCTTCCCCGTCCGGCTGACCCACAGCCTGGAGTCGAACCTGACCGGCACGACCGGCAAGGTTGCGTGCCTGTTCGGCGACCTCGCCCAGGCTGCGACGTTCGGCGAGCGCCGTTCGATCGGCATCCAGACTGCGCGTGAGCGGTACATCGAACTGGATCAGACGCTGATCCACGCGACGACCCGCAACGCCATGGTGGTGCACGACCTTGGCTCGACTGCCAAGGCCGGTCCGCTCGTCGCGCTGAAGTTCGCTTGATCTGTAGCACTCCAAGGAGACCCTGACCCCATGCTTCACCTCGCCAGTTCGAAGACCGTTGCCAAGATCGGCACCGGTGATACGACGACCTCCCAGACCGCGACCCACACGATTGACACGCTCGGCTTTGCCTACGCGTCGATCGACGTGGTGTTCGAGCCTGCGGCGGCCACGACCGATGCCATCTGCACCGCCCTCAAGGTCGAGGAGTCGGACGCCAGCGCCAGCGGCTACGCCAATGTGACCGAACTGGTCGGCAACGGCGTTGGCGGCTTTGCCATCCCGACGAGCGGCAGCAGGACTGCCGACAGCAACGTGGTGCGGCTGAACCTCGACCTCCGCGGGCACAAGCGATACCTGAGGGTGTCGGCTACCCCCGTGGCGGCCAGCGTCGTCGCGACCGTCGTTCGGCTTGGCCGCGGCGAAGCCGGCCCCAGCTCGGCCAGCGACAGCGGCGTTCAGGTCGTCGTGAACTCCTAATCCTTGACAGTGCGATCACAGTGAGCGGCAGGCAGGAGACGAACTCCTGCCTGCCGTTTGCATTTTAGGGGCACAGCATGATCGTCAGGGTCGGAAACACAGAGTGCGACATTCGCGTTGAGGCCGTGATGAGCGTCCCGCGGCTCGGCTTTCAGGACAACTTCTACACGTGGGCGCAGGCGTTGATGCCCTTGGGGATTCGCCCCACAAAGGTGACAGGCGCGTTCTGGGGGCAATGCCTGCAACGCGTCTTTGAGCAATTCATCGACAAGTGCGAGTACCTGTTGACCATCGACTACGACACGTTTTTTACAAAAGAGGACGTTGAGCAGTTGTTCGCGATGGCGATGGCCTTCCAATGCGACGCGCTGACTGGCCTGCAAACCAAGCGCGAAGACGGAAGGCCGATGTTGACCTTGAAAGGCACGCTGGACAACCCGCCCGAAGGCGGCAAGACAACGCTGCCGAAAGAGTGGTTTGCGGAGCCGGTGCAGGAGGTCGATACGATGCACTTCGGCTGCACCGTCATCAGCACCGCCGCCCTCAAGCGGACGCCGAAGCCGTGGTTCAAGGGCGTGCCGAACGCGGACGGCGAATGGGCCGAGGGCCGCGTCGACGATGACATCTGGTTCTGGCGGCAGTTCCGCGCCGCGGGCAACCGCCCCTACATCACGCCCCGCGTGATCCTCGGCCACGGCGAATACATGGTGACGTGGCCGGGCAAGAACCTCGACAAGCCGGTGTTCCAGTACAGCACCGAGTTCTCCAACACCATGACCAAACCCGACTCTGCATGGAGCGTGCCCCAGCCATGAAAATAGTATTGCGACGGCGATACAGCACCTATCCCCCTGGAACCGAGGTTGACTGCGACGACGACGTTGCAAGGAAGCTGATTGCGGATGGCGTCGCAGAATCGAAGGACGCACTGCCGGAAGCCGAGACTGCCACGATTGACGTTGTTGCCGAGCGGGCCGACTTGACTCCGAAGCGGGGCTCCAAGCCACAGAAGGATCATTGATGCAGTACAGAAGCCTGCGTACCGCTGCCCAGCCGACTGTCGAGCCCGTCTCTGTTGCAGAGGCGAAGTTGCACTGCCGTGTCGACACCGACGCTGACGACGCCTACATCGCAGGGCTTATTTCTGCTGCCCGCGAGTACGTCGAAACGTACATGGACGAGTCTCTTGTGCATCAGCAGCTCGTAATGCGCATGGATTACTTCCCGGTCGAGATCTCACTTCCGCGTCCCCCCATGGCCGCGACCGGCACGGTCTCCATTACGTACACCGTTGACGAGACGATGCAGACTGCCGTGCTGTCGCAGTCCTCGTACAGGGTCGACAGGGACTCGACGCCCGGCGCGATTAGGACGCTGTACGGCGGCTCGTGGCCGTCCCACCTCAGGGATGCAAACTCGATTACCGTGACGTGGTGGGCCGGACGCGGAGACTCCGGCCATAGCGTGTCGCGCAGCGTGCGCAACGCAATACTGATGCTGGTTGGTCACTGGTATGAGCGCCGGCTGGCCGCTGAGCCAGGAGCGCTGAACGAGGTTCCATTTGGCGTTAAGGCTCTGCTCGACAGCCAGAAGTGGGGGTCATACCGATGATCACCCCTGGCGCCATGCGCGAGCGCGTCACTGTGCAGATTGCTTCAGGCACGACCAATGCGCTCGGCGAGACCGTGCTGACATGGTCCGACTCCACGTCAGTGTGGGCGAGCGTGAACGGCGTGTCGGCGCGCGAGCAGCTAATCTCCGGCCAGAACCAGGTCGCCATTAGCCACAGAATCGTGATGCGATACCTCCCCGGCCTAACGCAGTCGATGCGGCTCTCCTGGAGGAGCAGAACCCTTGAGATCATGAGCCTTCTAGAGCATGGCAACAGAAGCGAGCACGAGTTGCTCTGCCAGGAGAACGTCTAGAAATGGCCTACGCAGGCATTGTCATCAAGGGCGAGTACCCAGACCTTAAGGCACTCGGGTCGTCCATCGCTTCGCTTGGCGACAAGAGTTTTACCGCCAAGACGCTGAAGGCCGCCATCGCGGTGGCCATCAAGCCGGCGCTTGAAAGGCTCAAGCAGATCACGCCCGTCGGCCCCACGGGCAACCTGAGGGCTGCCGCCACGACGCTCGTCAAGGCGTACCCGAAGGACGGCGGTGCAGTCGGCCTGATCGGATACCGCCGATCCGGCCAGCGCGATTCCGAGAGCGCGCAGGGCGGAACTGTTCGCCGCACGAAAGGAAGCAAGGGCGACCGCGCCTACCACCAGTGGATGATTGAGTTCGGCACAACGAGCCGAGCGATAAGAAAACCCATCGCGCTCAAGCCATTCACCAGGAAGAGCCCCGTGCTGCCATACGTTCGAGTGCGCAACGGGCAGGCCGAGACCGTGCGCGGTCGCGGCGTCATGCATGAGGTCCGCCCGCCGGCTGGTACATACTACATCGCGTCGAGCTTCAACGAGCTTGGCCCGTTTAAGTTCGTGAAGAACTCCGCTGGTGGCGTTCAGACCGACCCCCAATACCCGAATGCGTTTTTTATGAAAAAGCGCGGCTCGCTTGTGCTGCCGCCAGTACGCCCCGGCGGGCGTGCCGGGGTGCCGCCGCTCAGGACCGCGTTCATGCAGACGCAGGGCCAAGTTGCAGCGGTGCTGCAGGAAAGACTGCGCATTTCCTTCGAGGCTGCCGTAAGCACGCTTGTGCTCAAGACCAGCGGAACAATTTCAGGCGTTTGATTAATGTCGCTCAAAAGCCCAGAGGCTGCCGTCAGAAACGTACTCGTCAGCGACCCGGCTGTTTCGGCTGAAATCGCCGACCGCATGTACCCCGTCCTGGCCCCAGCGTCCGCCCCGCTGCCATTCATCACTTGGAGGCGGGCGGCCGTATTGAGGTCGCAGTCGCTGTCTGGGCCTATCGGCGTCCCCACTGTCAGCATGTCCGTGGACATCTTTGCCGAAACGTACGAGGCTGCGCGAGAAATCGCTGACAAGTGCCGGCTGGCTCTGGATGGGTGGGGCGGGACTTTTCAAAATACGGTTGTGTCGAACGTGTCGCTTGAAAGCGAGTCCGACGGGTTCGCGCAGTTGACAGGCGGCGACACGCCGCCCGTTTACACGGTATCGCAGA